CATAGTACTGTGCATCAAATACTTCAAGATCAAATCCAAATCTGCCCAGTGCATAATCCCACAGCTCTGCTGAGAATTTAATAGTGCCATCTTGTAACACCACACGTTCCCATCCGGTGTCAGTGCGCAGATAAATTTCGTACTTGCCCTGGGCATTGGCTGTAACTTTAACCGAGCTGCCAACGTCAACTGTGAGCGTACTCAACGCTGCGTAGTTTGCAACTTCTGTGATTACCTTGGTACTGGGGTTGTATCCTGGGCGGTTCCATACAATGTAACTCCAGTAGTCTGGGGTGTTGTATCCTTGCACACTGGTCAGCACCAACACACGTTGTCCTGCTGTAACGTCACTGTTTTGTACAGTGTAAATGGTCCACAGACCTCGATTGTCGCTGTCAGAAACCACTAGGTATTTGTAACCAATGGGTATAGGACCATTGGGATTGCTCCAAATTGGTTCTTGGAATCCTAGTATTTCTTGAGTTGCCACACGCAGATTCCAGTTGGTTACTGTTACCCCATTTACTACTGTTATTTGACTCGGCTCAGGTTCGCTGGAATTCAGCAAGTTAAAGATTCTTGTTTCAACAATAGGGTATTGTGCTAATATTGCATTAGCTTTAGTGAGATAATTCTTGAGTGCGGCAAAACGATCCACAAACATGCTTTGTCTTGGACGGAACTGCACACCATAACGTTCGGCTGGACTTAGATTAGGGTCCGGCACCAAATTACCAAAAGTGTCTACTCCACAAAAACTATCTAGGAATTTTCGGTACAGATTTGAACTTAAAAACCCGTCTGCGCGATCCTGTGGAATTAATTCATATTCCACGTGAACATTGTCATTGGTCAACTCACGATCAAACTCAATGCTGATAATGGTGTCACTGGCTTCAATATAATCAGCACTATTATACAGTGCAATGGTACTGGCATTGATAGGTGCCATGTAGGCTATGCCGCTGGCACGAGGATCTTGAATGTATGATGCTACAGTACTAGCTGGTAATGTTTTACCCAGTTGTGTGGCAGTGACTGTGATGCCTCGTACCCAAAAATAATATTCAGTAGCAAATGTTCCGTCTACGGTAAGTTTAGTATTAACAGTATAAGACGCAGTATTCAACGGTACGCCTTCGCCGGTGTAGCTGCCTGGTGGTTGATCACTGACTACCCACTGATACACATCAACTTCGCTGCCCGGGAACAACTGTGCCCAGCGTCGACTTGCGTACACTATTGAATCTTGGTTAGGATCAATAAATCTTAACGAACTAACGTCCCACCACAATTCGCCTATATGTTCTGCGCCCCAGGTGGTTCCTGTGATATTTACAAAACCAACATTGTAGGATGCAGGATCTACAGCACCAATGTAGTCAAGATTCTGTCTAGCGGCTCCTAGTATTCTACCTTGCAACGGATTGATAAAATCTAAAAATTCTGACTTGGCACTAGTGATACGATCGTACAAAAATACACTGTTCAATAAACGAATGTCTACTACAGGCTGCTGTTGTCTTAGCACTGTCCACGACGGTGTACGAGTAGCGTTTTCAAATACAAATACTGCGCCAAAATCAGCAGTACTGTCACTGTAGTCGTTTTTGGGTGCGCCGGCCATGAGCACACCAGAAGTATAGTTTACTGCTGTGCCAAAACCATCATATGGTGCAACATCTGCATTGTTGATCTGTTGTCCAAAAACAAATTTGCCCGGATTGGTTATCAATAGTGTTGAGCTAGGGAGATAATCGTATGTGTATACTGATCCACTCTGTACAATAATTGAAAAGAAAACAGTACTGCCAGCATCAAAGAAAGTGGTTCCATCGTCAAATTCTGCTTCTAGATATAGCGTACCTTGTGGTGCGCCTACCACAAGGTTGACCGCAGAATCATCAATGCTTAAACTGGCACCAAATCCTGCATATTCTGTGGGATATGGACTGGTGATTGTTTGAGTCCAAACAAATGTTTCAAACCCTAAATCGTCAAATGTTGAGCCTATGGTACCGGGTGCTACTTGAAGTTTATTAAATTCTGGAGCAGCATCGGAGTTCTTCACGCTGAGCGTTAAATATCCAGCGGCATCAACTGTGGCCAATACGTTTAATACCGACAGTGAAATTTGTTGTGCTAATGCACGAACTTCTACACTGGCCAACACTGTAGTTGACTCTAATTGAGTCCAATAGGCTGTATTGGTCAATGCTGTAAATGCAGGTACATTTTGTATAGAAACGTAGATTTGTGCAGTACTGCCACTTGTGTTGTAGACCACAGTGTTGACGTCGTATCCAGTGGATGATGACCAAGACCCAGGTACTACAACCTCAATGTTGTTTACACAAATAGTATCGCCGTTGTCAAGGTCGGCCATGGGTATGGTGCTGGTAATAGTACCATACACGCGACTTTGGTTAACAAAACGCTCAACTACGCCACCTTTGAAAACTTGTTGACTACTCTGTGGCTCTCCTACATACAAACTACAGTTGTTGCTGCAAATGTCTGTGGCTTGACCAAAGTTTGAGAACTCGGCTATAATGTTTTGGTCAATTTCTTGAACCTGCTGAAATTGATTGGTTTCTATTTCAATTATGTCACCTGTGACCAAGTCAGCATTTATAGTAATAATGTTACCATTTACAGTGAATGTATTGATTAAGCCTGGACCGGCATCTACACTGTTTTGTTGATTGATCAAAAACTGACCGTTCAGCAACACGCTTACTGGTCCAGTGACTGACCCAAGCACTGTGAAATCAATTGTGCTGCCGTCGGTACCATAGATAAATTTTTGAACACTGCGGTCAAATACATAAGTTGACCCAGCTTCGGTGAAAGTTTCAACTTCGTTTACTGTTATAGTCAAATTATTGACGCCGGTTCCGCCCAGTGATGTTCCTAGAATAGTTATAGTATCATTGACTGCGTAGTCTTGCCCACCACGTACTACTGTTACTACATATGACGAGTCACTTCGACTAACATCAAATTTAGCACCAAATCCTGACCCAGATGTGCTGTACTGACTGAGATTACTGTAAGCAGCCGAGCCTGCTGCTGCCAATCCCGTACTGCTCACTGTGTCAATGGCATTTGCTATGGCTTTGTAAGGTGTACCAATCAATACCTGGCGTCCGTCTGTGGTGCAGCATACACTGTGTCCAAATCTATCTCCGGCAGTGAGTCCACCCGTGACATCGCTAGAGTCAATAGTGTAAACATAAGTAAAATATTCTTTGGCAGACACAACCAAGATGTCTGCACTGATAAATGATATCAAAAATGTTACCGTTGTGCCGGCAAACGTATAATCAAGGTTGGGTCGTAGTAGATTACCGTTTAGTTTGATACTGAATGAATAAATGTTATCAGTTTCTACTGTGGCCAAGCCCAATCTACGACCATTGGCGTCTAGATCATCTGCTAAGTTTTGTGTCACAGCAGTGTATGGAATTTGATAACTGTTGTATCTTGCAAATTCAATCAACGTTTCTTCTAGCACAGTGCCCGAGCCCGTAGCTGATCCAGTAGCGGTAAAGGTAACACCCACTGTGTTTGAAGCAGCGCCTATTGAAACAAAATCTGTGGTACCCACAGTTAGAATAGTGTATTCTGTTCCAGGTACAATAGCGGTGGCATTAACCAGCCCTGGAGTATTAATAAAAGTCACTGTATTAAGATCAGTAATAGTGTAATCTACTCCCACTGTTTGAACCTGTCTGTTTAGAGTGACTTTCAATTGATATATGTTGTCAATTTGAATTGAATTATTGATATTCCAGGATTTAGTTGACCCGTCGGCAAACACCTTTAATTGCTGCTGTTGCCAATCAACCTGACCATAGGCATGTACTTGATTTGCACCTGGTGCTCCTACATATATCCAGCGTTCGTCTTGGCTGACTGCTACAGAATATCCCATTTCTCCTGCTACAGCACGATCTGGTGCTGTAGGCGGGGTTAACAATTGCCATGTGGTATAAGGAATGCTGCCTGGTTCGCCAAGAAGAGGATCTCGGAAAATTACAAAAGCATAGCCTACATTAGCAAGACTGGCGGTACCTTGACTGGCACTGGCTCCAGCGGCGGCCCAAGTTTGGTTGCCAAAATCAGCGGCGTTGCCCAAGCCTCTTACGCCGGTGGTTTCCACTGTAAGTATTGAATCGCTTGTGCCAATGGGGCTGACTGGTATGTATTGGTCTCCATAACTTTTGACATATACATAAATCGCACCGTACTCTGTGCCAGAACCAAATCCATATCGGGGACTACCCACTAGAGCAGCCAGTCTATTGCGGGCTTGCGCCACACTGGCACCATACTGTTCGCCCGCATCTAGCAACACAGGATTCAATGAGATAATATCAGAAAATACACTGTTCTTTTGTAAAACTTCCCATAGGCCTGAGCCGTTGTTGTCTACCCAGACTTTGGCACCTGGTAGAATATTGTTGGCATATGGCAAATTGATCACATCGCTGGCCTGGTCCACACGCATAGTCTGTAAGGTGAATCCCAGTCCTAGTCCATTGGCTACCACACGATCGCCAGTAAAATTAAACGCTATATTCACTGTGGTCAAATTTGCCACTGATAATACCTGATATACACCGTTAATTTCAGGGTCAAAGAATTTAATAATTAGTTTATTGCCTGCTGTCAAGCCATGTTGAGCGTTAAAAATCACACGGCTTGTGCCATCTAAGTTGTCGCAAACGTGCTGGATTACACCAGGTACAGCTTGGGCACGATATATGTTCCAGTCGTAAGAGTTGACCTTGGCCACCCATATACTGGTTCCCACTTGAATAGCATCAATATTGGCAGCAAGGCTGGCTGCATTCTCAATGTCAAATACTGTGATATCAACATCTTCAAGATTTACATAACCAGCACTTGGCAGAGCCGTATCTGTTGGTAAGTCCGTGGTTACTGGCAAGATATCAGTGGATGTTAATGCAAAACTTTGTCGCCACACATCACTGAAGAAGATAGTTTGATCAGCTTCACTTGCCTGTTGTGGATAAATTACTTGTACTAAACTAGGATTGCTATCTAACAATGCGCGATTTAGCCTTAGTTCAAAGAAACTACGGTTTGCATTGGCACCATATACTGCACGTTGCACTGCCCAATTTTCATAGATGTCATAGTCTGCAGATTCTTTTCCAAGATTGGCTTGTTTGAATAGTTCTGCCGCAAGTATAGTACCTTTAGTTCTAAGGAATTGTCGGTATACATTTACTTGACTAACATCGTCTAAATTCAACGCAGCCATGTATTGGCGAGGTTTAAATCCAATCAGACCATATGCCAACAAATCGTTGTCTGATTCAATATTGGCTGTGTTAATATTGTAGCTATTAGCTAGTTGATTGGCTTTGTTGGCCAAGTTAGGTAGTAAACCTAGTTCAATTTGAGTGTAATCGCTTTGGGTCCAAACATTAAAATCAAATTTGTCGGTAGGTTGCACAATGGTCAGTGCTGACCAATAGACATTTTTATATTTGACAATTTCGCCTTTGCTATAGGTTCGTAAACCAGTCCATTCTTGAACATTGTCTTGATTTAATATAAATCCTGGAGTATCAACACTTCCAGTCCAATCTGAGGTGGTAAGTGCCACCAAAGTCAACCGACTTTGTCTTGCGCCGGTCACCGGATCATAGATCAAATCTCCAAACACACTTTGATTGTTTAAAACAATCATGTGTTCGTAATTGGTAAATCTCATATCAATATAACTGATAGCATCTAGATTTAATGGTTCAACAGAGAACCTATTGCCTAGTCTAACAATATTGAGTGAACGCTGTGGTATTTCTTGTGAATTTTGATTCAACAGCAAGTTTTCTGTGGTTTCGACGTTGATGCTATCAACCACAGCAAGTGGTCTAGTAATTTCTAGTTTGGCAGCCAGTGGATTAAGATTGATAATTGCATCTTGACCCCAGCCTTGCTGACTCCAATACAAAAATTCATTGATCATGCGCGGCCAATCTAACACATAACCATTGGCGGTGTTGGTAAATGCCAATCCTTGTGTATCTAAAAGTTTACCGTAACTGGCCAAGAAATCACACACAGTAGTTTCGTTGCTGAATACAAATCCATATGGTACTTGTATCACAGTATCAGTGTAAAATGTAGGAATACGTACGGTGATACCACCCGAGCTGTAAGTAGCCAATTTGCCCACAGCCTGGCTTTGCAGAATGTTAAAATAAGGCTGCGAATTACCAAATCCAAACACAGCATAACCATTGGCAACTTTTTGCACAGCCACGCTACTGTATCTCACTTGATCAAAAGGTTGATTCTTGTACAACAAAATGTCATAACTTTGATCAGGAATCAACAAAGCAGTGTTGGTTGAATTAGGACTAGATTTTTCTGTAAACAACTTGATATATTGTTTGTCACTAAATGACGCCATACGATAGCACAATCGTACATCTAGATTTTTAAGATCCGCAGTCAATAAGTCAGTTGAATCAATGCCAGTCTGACGATTATAATCCACAATCCAATTGATATAACTGGCCTTGCTTGTACCATTGCCATATACTTCAACGCCGTTAGCGTCTAAACGATAGCGATCATCAAGTAGATATTGGTCGTAGTCTAAATTGTATCGATATCTATCACGATCAGCGAACAAAGCAAAAAACTTTGCTGGTCGTGTTACCGCCAGCACATGCATCACAGAAAATGGATACGATGAACTATTGTACCATGATGCTTCAACCGGGCCGCCGTCGCCTAACGCCCAACTCTTAGAAAATTTACTGTTAAGACCTGTATTCAAAGGAGTAAATCCTACCACAGAATTAAGCGGGCTCAATAAATTGCCTTCGCTGTCGGTAGGAATTACCGAGGTCAACCCTGGTCGCACATAATTTGGGACTGTGTAGGGTGCAACAGGATCAGCCACTAAACCAATTTCTAAATCGTCCCATAACACCAAGTTGTCAGAAGTGTAAGGGGCCGGACCATAACGATCTTGCCACCAGGCAGGCTCATCAGTTAATCCCAACATTTCCCACGGTGTTAGGCTAGGTTGTTCTGTATCGTAAAAATACCGATAAATTCCCCGCCAGGCACCTAACAACGGTTGATTGTCAAGGCGATTGTTACTGCTACTGTAGTTGTAGGTAAATTCGTTGCTGGCCAAATAATTTTGCTGATTATAGTCTAGTTTATTCCATCCACAGTAGGACAAGAAATCACTATTAAAGATAGTGTTGATTTCTTCAAACGTGTATCCTGTGTCGCGAAACTGCCCAGGTAACACATCATCTATAGTGAGCGGCACTGGATTGTCATCTAGTTTAAGATTATTATAAATTCGTGTTTCAAATTCCAATAACACATCATCGCGAATGTCATCAAACACAGGAGTGGTACTACCATCATGGCCTAATATAAATTGTGCTGTTCCATTACTGGTTACCTGAGTGATCAACGCTGGTTTCCAAGAAGGATACAGTCCTAATTTGGTAGGTGTGTTAGGTAGAAAACTTCCATAAGTGGTGTTGTATTCATTGATCAGTATTATATCTCCTGGTACCAATGGAGACAACACAGTGATACGTGGACCGTCAGTGGCCACAGTATAGTCTGTACCTCGAGTTAACTGCTGACCATTGAGATATACCAAAAGACCAAGATAATTTTGAGTAGTAAAATCATACACCTGTACAGTATCAAAAACATTGGTGGTGATAAAACTCACAGTGTAAGAATTGCTGGCATAGGTTATACCAGCAGGAATCATGTCGCTCCAATAAAATGGTTGAGTATCTAGTTTGCCCAAGGTCACATTTTGTATAGCAGTATCAAGTACTTGTGCTGTGGTTTCAAATCCAAGGTTTTGAGTTAACACTGAATCCAGCATTTGTGCTTTAAATTTGGTATATTCGCGGCTGTTGTATTGCATAGCGGCAAAAATATTAAAGTCACTGCTACGCATGAAATATCCGGCCAGCGTCAATGGTGAGCTCTGTTGTAAGATAACTAGACCGTAAGGAATTATGTTGCCAAGATCTCGAGTGTTGTTGGCACCATTGACTGGACCTTGAAGAGTTTGCAGATTTTCGCAGATGCTTTGATAATGAGTGCGAATAGTTCCCAGTGTAAACTCTTGTGAGTTTGAGTTTAACGGATTACTTTGCAAATTGTTAGGTACTTGATAAAATGCAACTTTACTGGTTTGATTGCTTAATACCAGGACTTCTACAATATCTGTCAGTTCATAGGTATTGAGTAAAGTTATAGTAGTACTGTTATCAGTGGTAGTATAGGTATATGTGCTGGGATCTATAAAAATACTTCCTACATATATTTTAATCACTGGTACGGCGATAGATGTTTGAGTCAATGCTGCTACATCTAGTTTGAGTGTAGCACCTGTGTATGAAAACTTAAACTGCTGATAAAGTTGTTGATCCACTGCGGCTTTTTGCCACCCTATTAACTTTTGATAATTGATTCGGCTAGAGTATTCTCTTACAGACCCAGAACTAATGTCTGATGTAACACTAACGTTGTCAACAACATACAAGAACGTATCAACATACAAATTGTTGTCAAAAACTATGTCGCCAACGTTGTTGATATTCAAATACTTAAGAGGAAACTGCAAAATTGGGTCAAGAATACCTGTGTCACCCACAGCATAACTAAACAGCTTTGATCCTGCAAATGTGGTTGATTGATATTGTGTGCCATCTCCAAAACTCACGCCATCAGAATTATAAATATTGAACAATGGTGCTTGTTGTACTGAAGTTTTTTGTTGGGCTTCGACCCATTCAATTCCGTTGTACCAAAAAGTTTTTCCAGCAATGTCAGTGCCGTTGATACACACTGTAGATTCATCTAGTAAAACCAATCCGTCAGTGGCCTGCGTCAGGGTAATAATAGGTTGTGCTATCAACGGATCTACAGTATCTGGAGTCACAAAGCTCACGATATAAATTTTGTTGCGCACAGATGTATCTTCATCTGCTGCAAAAATAACTCGTGTGCCTTCTACAAAAGTGTAACCAGCGGTAGTGTAACTGGTAGATCCTTCGATGTTAGAAAAAGCATCTGTGGCTTCAAAATCAATAATATCAACTGGCGCTTTGCCTGACGTTCCCATGTTCCACAGACGCATTCCTGGTCTGAATTGAATAATTGGTCTCTTGGCTCTGTAGTTGTTGTCCAATACTGCGGTAGTGTTATTGTACTCAGCCGTGGCATTGAGTACATCAATATGGAACCAACGATTACTTCTAGACCATGCATTTAAATCTTTACTTGCACGATTAATGGTCAAATAGTCTGGTTGAGCAGGTTCTGAAGCTATAGTACTGTCGTCTGCATCTTCTACATAGAGTTCTGGCACAACATAATTTGTTGTAGGCAAAAGTTCAATTGCAGTACCTACACCACTCACGTAATATTCTCTATTGCTAATAGCCGTAGCCACTGCGGTGCCTATACCGCTGGCCAACACCACCGCAGGACCACCTTCCACTGCGCTAACAGTAAATTTTATCCCGTTAGCTGAAATTGATCTTACATAGTAGGTCTGGCCGGGATTGAGACCGCCCAGTGACGGTGAAGAAAATACTACTTGTTGACCTACGTACAAATCTGTAGCATTGTTGTAGGTAATATAGTTTGTACCAGCTTCGGTGGCTGTGTATTCAAATTCAGACAAGCCAGATGCATAACTGCTAGGAGACACATCACCAACGAAGCGAACCCGCAAGCCGTTGCTGAATGTTACACCATTGGGACTGGTATAATTTTGACGACCTAGTATTTCGTCCACATATATCACATTGGTTTGTGTTTGTTCTATTAATTTAATACGTCCAAATATTTCTGGGTCTGTTCCGTCTTGATAATACAAGGTATCTTGTACTGCTGACAATAGAGGAATTTGTTGAAATTGTCCGGTGGCATCTTTGTACCATTGAGTATTACTATAGGTCAGACCGTATCCAATAGTAAACTTTTCCAACGATGCAATATCAGATACCTTGTTCAATTGTATGTACATGATACCTGCAATGTTTTCGTAACTGATTTGATACTTTTGATAGCGTTGATTAGGTGCAATATCAATGGTGTAATCATAAGGCACACTGTCATAGCTGCCTGCCACACCCACATTAGATGGATCATCTATCAGTGGATCAAAGAAACTAGTACGATACCAGCCACCTGCTTCAGTATCTTCTATGGGGTTGGTAAACACCAGAGTACGACCATCAAGATTTGTAATCCCGTCAATACCATTGTATTGGTTGATAAATTCGCTGACTGGTTGATTGTTAATTTGTGCAAACTGCATGTCTGTTAACAAATCAACTGTACCAATATTGGTCAAGTTGTAATAGAAACTCTGTGCGTCTTTGTACGGAACATTAAAAGTAATGGTGCCTAAATCTTCACCGTTATTGATTACTCCCAGTATGTTTCTACTACTGATGTTGGGAGTAGCAGGTAACGTTCCTGACACTCCTGGAGCAGTCTGAATCCAAAAACCCGGTCCGGTGCCTGGTGTACCATCAACAATGTTTAAAATACCTTGCATGCTGCCTTGATTTTGAGCCACATAGTATAATGTATCAGGAGCATCTTGTGGTACTGTAAATGTTACCAGGCCAGAACTGGCACCATTGCGGCTGACTCCTTGTGTGTAAGCGTCTCCTGTACCAGTGGTAGCTGAGGTTTTGATCCAAAAAGGATATACTCCATCTAGAGTTAAATTAAACACATAAGTATTGCCGCGAGCTAGTTCCAGACTAGGATTGTTTTGAAAATCAATTACATAGGCCGTGGTGCCTGAATTTTTTACTCGATAATTAACAGTTTCTTTAGTGTTTTGGGCAACTTGAAAAGTATAATTGCCACCGCGCACCAATTCAATCACCGGATTGTCACCATTAATGCCAGAAAAACTATAGACCCCATTGGCTCGAGTTACTGTAAAATTGTCTGAGGTAGGGACGCCCGTAGCTCCAACATCTACCACATCTGGGCCACCAGGTACCCAAAAATATTGTGAAAAATTCACAAATGCATCAAAATCTACAAAAGGATCCCAGGTATAGTATTCACTAGAGTACAGCCGATCTGGGCGATTGCTGTTACCGCCTTGGAATCCAATAGCATCGTTTAGTCCAGGATAGGTAATAGCATTGCGAATCTGGCTGGTTTCAGGTATGAGGCTAACTACTCCAGGTTCCAATTGGTAATTGGCTCTGGTAGCTGTGGGTTCAACCACATACTTGTCGTTGGGATTAACTCCCGGGCCCACCGAGCGCCCAATAAAGCCTTGTGTTTTTCTAAAGTTAGGCTCTTGGATCAGTTGATCAAGAGTAGCGGCCAAAAATTGTTTGTTAGCATCAGTCTGAAAAATTTCAGGAAGAAAATCTACACTACGAACTGTTGCCATTAAATTACTCCGCTACCAGGGGCAGTACGCAAGTTGGTACTGGTCAATGCTTCAATTACTTCAATGTTATTGATAGTGGCACCATTAGCAAATATTTCATTTGGCTCTGAGCGTATTTCGTACAAGTCGCCAAAGTACTTTTGTGGGTTCAACGGAACCAAAACAACTGAACTAATAATACTACCCAAATTACTATGTAGGTAGGCCGCAAGTTCTGAAAAGTAAAAAGTATCTCCAAAGTTCCATTTATCAATGCTAAAATATGTATTCATTGCAGCAACTACAGAACTTTTTATTTCACTAGTACTAGCAGTTGAACCGCTAGCTCTAATGACTTTAATAGTGGCACGTAGTTCTTGTGCTGCTTTTTGTCCAAACAATGGTTTGAACACAACAGAATTTAAAATAATATTGTCGCTCAGCATCTTGTAGTTCTGCAGACCTTGATAAGTGGTTGTTAATTCATCAAGGGTCGGGGCGTCAGGTTCAATCACTGTGTCTGTAGTATCCTGAATCCAGTTTTGATATGCAGTATAATAGGCCAAAGTAACCACATATAAATCAATAATATTAGTAGTGCCTGGATCAATGCGTGTAGTTAAAGGGGCATTGTGTCTATATTGAAAATATAAATTTTGTCGACCTGTTTTGGCCAGCCATTCTGTACTGACATCAATCAAGGTTCTTAGTCCTGTGGCGCCCACGCTCAATTGATAAAATGCTTCGTCGGTGTAGGCATAAAAAATCTGGCCTGGAGACCACTCAGTCTTGGCCAACTCAATATCATCTAGAGTGGCATAGTCACTGACGACTTCGCCCTGAGCTACTAAAAGATAACGTTGTAAATTATCAAAGTCCACTGTTTTTTGTAGGTATACATACTTTTGCGTAGGGTCTACAGAAGGAGCAACAATGTCAGCAAAAAAATCAGGGTTGTCAGGTACACCATCGTTGTCACTGTCACGATAACTGACCAGCACTTGAAAATCGTCCACATAGCCGTCAGACTCAACAGGTTGTCCAGTAATTGTCATGATAATATCTCCAGACAAATGATCGGTAGAGTCAGGTTTGGTGTTTACTGCTAAAACATTAATATAGTCCTTGATCACTGTGCCAGTTCGTGAATCGTAAATTTGTGATCCATCATAGAAGAAAAAGCGTGTGCTCAATACTGAACCAAAGTAATAGGCTAAGCCACGGAAAGTGATTGTGTAATTTTGATTTTGAACCACAAACTGGACCAACCAAGATGCATCTTGATTTGTGCCTGATGTAGATCCTGCGTTGGCTTGACTAAATGCACTGCCAGCCGCTAGGTTGGTACTGGTGATCAAGTACCAGCTGTAAGGAGTTCCAGTAATATCACCATTACTGTCGTAGCCAATACCAAAGTTACGATTGAGCAAAATTTGTTCAGCCATGGCCTGTTCCAATGCCAATGGCAAGTCTGAAACAAACAGTGGAATAATAGTATCAACTAGGGCACCAGTTGGTATAAAATTATTCAGCGTGATAGGGCCTGCACCTGAACTGAGATTTCCAAGTCCATTGTTGTATCCAGTGCCTTGTATGCTCAATGGACTGGCCCAAATTTCCAGTGTTTCGTCGGCGCGACTGGGTGTGCCAGGCTTGAGTCTATTGTTAGCGTCAAAGTAGTAACCAGCAGGTGGTACAAATTTTATCAAACTGCCCACTGCCACATACCTAAAATTGGTAGTGGTAGTAAGTCCTACAGGAATTGGGGTACCGTTGGGCCAAGTTGCAGATGTCACTGCATTTCTAAAATAACCAGTTGTTTCATTGGCCAAGGTGGTACTCTGATTCCAGGTGGCGTCCGGAACCCAGGTAGTGCCGCCATATGTGGGCAGAGTAGACTCAGTTACCCTTGGAAAGTTAGCATAGTAAAACTGCTTCATGGTAGTTTCAGCTAGGCCAGGTTGTACCTGATTGGAAATCACATCCGCTATTTCATTTCGGTTAGTGTATGAAAACAAAATAGTGGGCAATATGTTTTGTTCCCACAGCCCGCCATCAGCACCAAAACTGTTGGTGCTAGAATATTTGCCTGTGTTGTCCACAAGGTCAAGATAACGGCTGGTACCAATTGAGGCACGATTCACAGCCTTGCTTTTCACAATTGAATTGTATTGTGTGTACGGGAAGAGATTGTAGTCTTCGCCGTTGACCATACGATTTTGAGTGTAGTATTGTGCAGGCGCACGTTGTTTGATTTGATCGATAGTTTCACGTGCCTGGCTATTGCTCACAGGTCTTGTGATACCGCAGGTGAATGTGATGGTTTCTAGATTGCCGTTGCGACTGATGTAACTGATGGGAATAGTTACACTCTGCATTTCTTCAGGATTGATAATGTATTGCAATCCGTTTGATGCACGAACATAGGCACGGAACGTACCTACTGGGATCTCTGAAAACACACCGTCGCCAAACACCAAGGTGATTTGATCATTGGTACGTGATGTCACTGTGTAGATTGGACGCAAAGTGGTTCCAATTTGTTCAGCAGCCGCTGCATAAATGTTTTCTGTGTATTCCCATTCGCGGTTGATATTGCCCACATTATCCAGCTGATACAACCAACGGTCTTCGTTGTTGACACCTTCAATATTGATGTTTACTGTGCGGTTGCTAATTTTTTCAGCCAAGTTAAAATCTTGATTCTGTAACACACCTTGTTTGAACATAAAAAAGTAACCTGTATTGGCAGATTGAAATCCCAGTTGATCGTTTCTAAACAAAATGTTAAAAGGCTGGTTCGCTCTTGGACTTGGTTCGTACAAATAATCTGCGCCCACCGATGTAGATGTCATGGCTTCAAATGGCATGTTTACACCATCAACAGTGGCTGTATAAGGCACAATTGGCAAATAACCAGGTACCAAGTTAATACCATATTCGTCTGTTCTTACGCCTAAAATGGTCTGGCGGTTACCGGGACGTCCTACTCGTTGAGTATTAACAAGGCTGGCATTGATAATGGTAGTAAATTGTTCTTGCCAATCTGGATTAGTAGGGTCTGCCCAGTTAACTGTGACATTGCTTAAATTTATTCCTTGATAGTCTATAACATTTTCTGTTGTTGTTACTGAAAAAACTTTGAGTAATCCTTGGGCAGCGGTATTTCGTTTGGCAGTATAACTAACCAAGTTAGCAAGACGCACAACAGAATCCCTACGTTCTGCCGTGTCCATGTAGTTTTCGCGAGTGTTTAAGTCAGTGCGGAAGGCCAGGGCTTGGCCCATGAAGGCCATGACATCTAGTAATGCAATAAACTCTGACGACTCAATGTAGTCATTGAATGTCTCAGGATAGTACAAACGCAAATAATCAATAAAACTCTTACGTAGTGTTTCAAAGTCGTAGCTTTGAAAATCGGCTTCGCGATAAGTTTGATAGATCTGTTTCCAGTCCTCAACTCCAAATATTGCCGTTTGTCTTGTTGTTGTTGCCATCTTAGATATGCCTCTGTGTTTTATTTATCGGGGCTGAAAACGGCTTAGTTATACATAGGAGGCATTGCGCTGTTGAAAATCAAAGAAAATACTCAACCTCTCGGCATTGGTACTGGGAACCACTGTGAGTTCTATTTGTATTAAAATACCGTTATTTTGTGGGAACGTTTGGATGTCGCTGATGTAGATTCTAGGATCACCGCCGGCCACTCGCTGAATTTCTGTTTCAATGGCCTGTTGTAATTCTTCCAGTTGCGGCTCAAACAGATAATCCCATATCACAGTGCCATAACCTGGTCTCCCAGGCAGTTGTCCTTGGCGAATATTAAACGCATTCAACAAGTCGCGTTTGACCAGTTCAAAATTAGTGAGTGTAAATTTTTTAAACTGATTTTGTGTGTTGAATCCAATAAATTTTTGTATCATGCTGTATTTATAGAGCGTTATTCGCCTGCCCGTTGACCTTCAATCTTGAGAGATAGTTGATATAATAATTCTTTTATCTGGCGAAATTGCTCAACGATGTATTGAACTAAACTTGCTATTTTACTTGGCGAATTTGACTGAAAAGAATTAACTACTTGTTTTTGTGATGCACTCAACCGGTCGTAGATAGCAAATACTTCTGAAGCAAGTACAGGACCTTGAGGATTATATGCCTGACTAGCAGTTTGAAATTCGTTGTTTACTGCGTCGTATTGTTGTTGAGTAATAAATTGCTGATTTGCTAATGCTTCTATCTTTGTTTTTACCACTTCTAAGGCCCGGCCTGCTACATTGATGTATTTGTTTATAAGCTCAACAGATTTGATCACATACGCTTCGCCGTCAGCTTGATTTTCAATTGTTTGTTTTGGTCCATAGTTGGGTGTGGGAACTTTGTCGTCCCCAATGACTCGGGTGCTAGCAGCATCTACTGTGGCACGATTTACTGTGTTAGAGGATGGCACCGGCGTGTCTTCTTGTTTGAACGCCGTGGGAATTTTAGTTTGCACCAAGTTCACAGCAAATGCACCGTCGCGTACCGCAGATGAAAACTCTGCTTGTAGCGCACCTGTTGCATCTCCAGGTATGGGAAGACCTTTCACAAATGCTTCAGCACTGGGTAAATCTTTTGCAGCATTTAATGCCATGCCGGCAAGACCTTGACTAGATAAATTTTGAACGGGCACGCCTACTGCTGCCAGTCCAGCGACACCTTTAGTCATGAGATCTTGTTGTATTTGACTTTGTTTGGGTATGTTTTGCAATAGGTCTGTGGCAGTCTTTATTCCGTCTTTTCCAGTCCATACCGCAGGACTTTTAATCACATCAGCAAACACATTTGTACCTGCTGCTAGCAATGCTTTTGTACCCGGTTTTACATAACCAGCAGTTTCTAATTGTCCAACATCAAGTCCGAATGATCCAAGACCTTTGGTATTGCTTAACACTGAACTGGCTTGGTTTACTAGATTTTTAGCCTGTGCCAACACTCCGTTGACTTCAGGTACACTCATGGGTCCTAGTCTGGCCACAGCACCTGCAGGATTAGTACTACCAGCAATTTTAGTAAAATCCGCAGCGTCGATGGGGCTGGTCACTGAAAATTGTGTGAGTGTGCGATTGATAGTTTCAATACTTTTGATAGCTGTTGATCCCTGTATGCCAGCAGCTCCTACTAGTGCAGTGCCCAAGCCGGATACCGAGTTGACTGCTGGACCCACAGCGGCTGTAAGTCCTGGAGTAATACCGGCCAATGATCCGCTAATGGCACCGCCGGCGGCGCCCAAGCCACTGGCCACGCTGCCTATTACACTATTAAACGCACCAGCTCCGCCATTGACGCCGCCGCGAGCGAATGCCGCGTCAACTGATGGTATGCGCCCAGTGGTTAGGTCTACCCCAGATGCTGATAGTCTGGATGTAAAACTTCCCACGTCGAGACTGCCGGTTACACCTGCCTGAGCTTGTGCTACCATGGCCTGTGCTCCGGCCAGGCCGTCTGCAGCTTGTGTTGCGGCGCTTAGTGTTTCACCTGGTTTGAATCCTACTAGGCTACCAGTGTCGGCTTGTTTCTTGAATATTGCAAATGCCTGCTCACGTGTGAGTCCTGGTGGACCTTTGATGGCAAATGTTTTTGCAGAGCCGTCAGGGTTTGTGGGCACTGATCCTGTGGCCGGTATGTCAGTTGCTGTTCCTGTGGTGTCTTCAGGCGGGCGCGGATAACCAAGTTGGGTTAAACTAGGCAATCCTCTGCGCAGGCGTTCTCTATTGGTGTTGTCCCAGACAATGTAGTCATTGCCAGTATAGGTTAGGTCTTCATCTTTTGTTTTGGAATACAGGCCAGCTTCAAACTTGCTAGCACCTTTGCTAACACTGGCTTTGAGTTGATCAAGATTAAATGTAAATTCAGCCATGTTATTTTGCCTGTATTTCTACACCAGCCGGAACTGGTACTGCACCTGGTGGCGGGCTTGGTTTACCTTCTTCGAACGCAATCTCAACATCCACGCCCTTGTTGTGATAAGGATATGGTTCGTGCGTGGGCGCTCGGTTCACAATGCTTTCAAGTCCTTCGGGTTTGACTATCCAACCTCGGCTGGTATCCCATTCAGTATCGTCTAAGAGTGTTTTGGTCAAGGGTTGTGGTGTGTTCACTTGACCCGCGGCAGGCCCGTTGAGATCAATGCCGCCTGCTTGTAATACCAGCGCAGATCCTGCGCCCCAGGATCCTGATGAGCTGTTCAATGTCAATGTTCCATCAGCTTTGACTCCAATTGTGTTTTTGCTATACAGTGTGATATCTTCCTGTGCTTGAATGGCCAAGAATGTGCCAGACTCTATCTGCATATCTTCTTTGCTTTTCATTTTAAAATATCGTCCAGCAAACATATTAATATCTCTGTCAGCGTGAAAATTAATATCTCCTTTAGTACGTACATTTACAGAATTTGTAGCATAGACGTCTACTGTACCTTCAACCCCAAATTCCAACCAGGTTTGACCATTGGCATGCACAATGTAAAAAAAGTTGCCAGAGTCACTCATTGTGATTTGATGGCCAAGACTGGTTCGCAAACGCAACAAAGCGTTGTTGCCGTCTAGATCACCGTCATCCATAACCAAGCTATGACCACCTATTCGACCAATTACTCTAGCATCACCAGGTTTGATTTCTCCTGAATTTAATTTACTTCTAATGTCATTGGGTTTCATGCCACCTTGATAAATGGCTGTACCTGGTGTGCTGATGCCAAACACAGCACTAGGCGTTTCGCGCTGACTAGAGCTTTTAATTGTGCCGCGCTCAAGATCTGTAATCAATCCTTGTTGCAACAATGCTTGTGCGAGATAACCGTGTACTGGTTTGGGTTGATCATAAAATCTTGGATTGTTAAAAATACCATCGTTATTAATGTTAATTTCTGACACTGGTAATCTAGGTGCGTCAGCAAAATAAGTTTCTTGATTTTGATTTTGTATTTCTGCTTGTGTTGAGGATGCTGAACCAATAGCTGGCACCATGTGCCCTAGCCCTTGTTCCGGAACTACCCCAATATAAAAACCCTGTGAGCGGTCACCATTGACAAATATGCAAATTACAGTTACTCCTACGTCAGGTGGTGTAAACCACATACCATAGCTGGTGGGGTTTCCAGGATAAGCACCAATACCTTGTGTAGCCCCTTGGCTTTGGCTAGGCGGTGTATTACCATAAAATGCAGGCATGTAACTCACAGTAGTCCAGGTAGCTTCGTTACTCATGCTATTGATATCTGATCCTGAACTAAAAGCATCAATGTAAACTCGCAATCGCCCCGACCGTGTGGGGTCTACCGTGCTCATTACCACGCCAGTAAATGGCCCAAACTCCGCAGGTACGCCGCCTCGATCTAGTTTATAATTGCGCGGTCTTCCTCTACTGCGTTCTACATTCTCTGCCATAATTAATCTCTTACAATTTGTTGCTCAGCTGGATTAGTGGGGCTGTTTGATGTCGTGCCAGCGGCAGCGGCTGCTTGACGCTGGCGTTGAATATCTCTCAAACTGCCTGGAACAATGGGTCGTCCAGGTAATTTTGGCGGACCGTTTCCGGCTTCTTCTGTTGTTGTGCCAACTGTGCCTCCAGTGCCGTCAGTTGGTGCAGTAGGTGCACCTGCAGGTCCAAGATTTGCGCCTGCTGTGATACCTTGTCGTGTAATGCTGGGATTACCAAGGGCTGCGCCCTCACCAGTTTCAGCAAATTTTGCTTGTTTGTATGCGCCTTGTGCTCCAAGAATTGCACGTTTACCACCGTCACCTGTGTCAAGGCGTCTAGGATCTGTTGCTGCAAAATTAGATCTAGCTTTTTGAGCAGCTTCCTCTGTTAAATTTACACCGGATCGGGCAGCAGTTTCTTTGGTTTTATTTGCTGTATTATTACTTCGACCAGCATCGCTGCCAGTTTTGTTAGTGGCCAGTGCAGCCACTGAAGGTTTGGCGGCATTGCTAGCATCTGATTTCAAAAAAGTGTAAAGTTTGCCTTCAAGAGTTTGTTCAAATCTTCCAGATCTAAATTCACTGGTAACCTTGGTAGCAATATACACTCGACTTTGCAAGGCCACTCGAGCGTTGTATTTTTTTTGTGTCTGGCTATAAGGATCTGCCAGGCCGGTACTGAGATCATAGTCTTCGGGGCGTTGCCAAACTATTTCAAACAAAATTTCTTGATTGTCAAATGCCACTGATCCGTCAGGCATGAAACCGGAGGTCAGTGCGTTGCCACCAAATGTTTCTTGAGTAACAGGACGAAAAAAACTACCTTGCGCGATCCAAGCAGGGTCACCAATGATTTTAATTTTGGCATTTTTCAATCCTGCTGGATCATAAAGCAACTCAGCTGCATTGGCGCCTAATTCAAAACTCTTGCCCAGGGCACCTGCACTGGATTCTACACTGCGAGCCTGATAGGTATACATCATGATTTCATTTAAACTTGCAGTTTGTGCGTTGCGTAATTTTGTTGCTGCGGCATCCTCTTCAACATTGCCACTCAAGGTCATTCTAAAAATACCATTGAGATTTTCTTGGTACTCCAACACCGCGGTATTTTTGCCAGTAAACCAATAAGGATAACTTTTGTGAACTCCACTAAACTTGTTCACTGGAAAATATACGCTGGCTAGATTCTTGATCAAAAAAGGACTCACAGTGTATTTGATATCGTAAGCATAGTCGTTTCTTTTGCCATCAAGTTTGCTGCTGCGCGGTTGAGCACTCATGTTTATGATGTACCATTTTACTGGCTCGTTGTAATTGAGATTCTTGGTGGGTATTTGACGTCCTTCTTCATCAATGGTAAACAAGGCCTGCGAACTGATGTAGCTGCTGTTGCGAATGGCTAATTCAATCACTTGCAAAATTTGTTGGCCAGCAGTGATACTGAAACTTCTGCTAACATTGTCTACTCGGTTACTATCAGGACTAATATTGCCGCCGCTACCAGCAACCCCGCTAGCAGTTCTAAGTTTGTCTATTTTAACTGTATTCTGTGCTAAGGTGGCTCCGGCTATTTTCTCAGAGCCAGGCCCAACAAATTCAATTGAATAGTTGTCAGCCTGTTCATAAACACCATCCAGCACAAGTTTTTGTTGAAAGTCATTCATGGCCTGCATGAGTCCTTGTACAATGGTACGTGAAGGATTAGGCGCAGACACAGCAGTTTGTGGTGCTGGTGCGCCAGTTGACGCGGTCCCATCATTTTCGTAATATGTGGTAGTTGATGTTCCAGGACTGGATGCAGGTGTCACTGCTGATGAATATTTTGCCTGCCCACCTAGTAATTTGTCTATACTGGCAGCATTGAGCTGTAAATCATAGGGAATGGTCCCACGGGCTGTAGACCCAGCAATGTGCAGCCCCACAGGTTTGCATTTCCATTCATAACTGGTAGTCTTGGTACCCACTGTCCAGTCTATATTTACAATCTGAAATGGCACAAGTTTTTCTACCACTGCCTTGGTATCACTGGTTTGGCTGCCTACTGTGAGGCCTCCTTTAATGGGCATCACAATGTTGCCATTTTGATCATATCCATAAAATCTAATCACCATGACATAGGTGGCAGCAAGATAGTTGACTTTGCCGTTTTCATTTTGAGGTGAATGATTTTCCACAGCATCTCGCAAGCGTTCCAGCAGGGTCACGCCCTGTGGTTCTATCAAGGTAAATTTTAGATCAGTGTCAAAGTGTGCTCCACCTGAGCCGCCACCTGGTAATTTGTTTTCTAGCGTTACTGAATCTATATAGAAATCATTGTCAAAAAATGGATTACGTCCACCATCGGGGTAGTTGCGTTCTTCTGGGGGCACGGTGCCACCGTCTTGATCCGTGGTGCCAGCTGCGGGCTGTGGCCTAAATCCGTCACGATTCAACGGTGCTCCTCCAGTTTGAAATAGCAATTGATAACCGTCAAGTTTGAGATTGTTGCCAAACAACAATCTCTTGTATTGCGAGTCATTGCACAGATACACAGATATCTGATAGGAATAACTGTAATAATCATCCAGCACGTTTGGTTGAGGAATGATCTTGACAAGACTGGCTTCGCTGGCGTTTACTTCAGTTTGTTTAGTAGATGTAGAATTGTTGGCTGCATCATCCCGAGTGGGTGGACCAGGTTCTGTTTTTAACTCAACACTACCTGGTGTGCCACCAGGAGCGTCCAACTCACCTGCTTCAGGAGCCTTTCTAAGATTAGATAGCGTGCCGTCGGCGGCCCTGACATCTAATCCCCTGGCGTTGCCGTTGGTATTATAACCGTTAGTAGCTTGTGTTTGTTCTGTGGTACGCACTGGAGCATTGGTGCCTGTGTCGCCGCCTGTGTCAGAGGTCGTTGGTGTTTCGGCACTAGCAGGGGTTGAAGTATCTGGCGGCGCTACTACACGACCGTTACCAGCAACTTGCACTGCTGCGGGCGCATTAGGTCCCTTGGGTGCATCATCCTGGGCAGCCTGGCTGGCTGTAACCGGTGGTTGTGGTTGCTGTCCTGGCGCCTGCGCCTGGGATAGTGCTTGTTCTGCTTCTGCCAGTTCTCGTCGTTGATTTGCGATAACCTCCTGATTTCTTGCCTGTACTGTTTCACCAGTTCGTCTTTGTGCTTCTGACAGGTTAGGATTCGCCAACAATTGATCTCGTTGAGCAATCAACTGCTCAGATCTTGCAATGTCTCGTTTAAGACGATTGATAATAACTTCTAGTTCAGCTACGGTGGCCATAGATTAAAACCCCAATACTGATTTCAGCGTTGTAATTTTTGGCAAATATATCAAGGTGCCTACTTTAAAGTCCAAAGGTGGTGCTTGCAGGGTGTTGGGATTGCGTTGATAAAACACCCACCACAAAGTGGCATTGTCATAAAGGTCAAATGCCAACATGTCTGGTCGATACTGATAAGTGGTATTGATCACAAAAGTCTGATCGTCATCCTCTTTGGGTATAGGCCTATTGACCATGACATCAAGATAAAATTGTGTGTATCCAGTCTCAAAGTACGGACTGGTTGAGTCGTAGTTGGCCATTACCAGAACCCTCCTTTGAGTAGTTGTCCGTTAGCAAAGCCTTTGAGACTGAATTGTTTGCTGACTTGTGTGCGTGTTTGTACAGGTATCAAAGTAATATCAATTTCCATCTTGGTTGGTACATAACTTGCGCCAGCGGTGTTGCTGACATTTTGTTGAATGGCGCTGGGGTCTGGAACACCTTGACCAGGCGCACCTTTTTTCAGCAAGGCATTGGCCAATCTATTCAATCCTGCTAGACTTTGCCCACCTGGGTTGCTGGCCGCTGCGGCACGGCGATTCAACAGGTTAATGCCGTAATTGTTGGGACTGCCTGCTCGTATGTAGTCAACATCATTGGGCAGGGTGTAATTAAATGACGATATCACCACTGGATGATCTGAGAATTGGTACTGTCCAAACCCGTTCAACAAGCACACAGGCGGTGGCACACCACGTTGTGCATCTTGTCCATAGAACATCTTGGTTGCTGAGCGAAAAAAATGTATCACTGCCAGCAAGTAGTCGGCCTCTGCGGTATCTTGAGCCGTGAATGTGCCTCTAATTTGAATGTCCCCTACTCTGGAATTTTTGTAAAATAAGCCACGATAATTGGAGTGAACAAGATCATACTGTTCATATTGAGCTGAGTACGTGGTAGTTATGTTGGGTGTGTAGGGAAATATTACTCCGTCCGTTTTAGCCAAAGGGGCAAGAATGCCAACCGAGTTTTTTTCATTGTACAGGTATTGTGCATTAGGTGCAAGGCTCAGTCTTACACGCCAGTCATTGTTGCCAGGTTGTTTGTATCGCGCCTGGAATGTGGCCTGTTGCCGTGCTCGGTCTCTAACAGCGGCTTCTCTGCTGGCTGCTGCCGATTCTGCAGTAGCTGGTTCAACAAAACCTCCCCCTACAAAAACTGGATTGTTGTCTTCATCAAGAGTATAGCCTGGATTCAAAAAACCATTATCGTCGTAAGCTGTGCCGCCAATACCTGGATCAACTCCAGGGTTCACTGGTAGTTGTTGACGAGCCAGAATTTCTTCGTCGCTTAGACCCCCAGCATTTTGTCTTGCTAAGATTTCTTCATCAGACAATGTTACAGGTTGTGCTTGGCGTGCTAAAATTTCTTCATCTGACAGCCCACCAGCATTTTGTCTGGCTAGAATTTCTTCGTCTGATAGTCCTGATTGTGGGCTAAACACAGTAGGCGGGGTGTCAGGATCGACTCGTACTGGGTTGTTGTTTTCGTCAAGTTCAAATCCAGGGCTGAGATTGCCTTCGTCGTCAAACGCTGTAGGATAAACGCTTTGTTGTGGCGGCGCTTCGGGTGCTACTTCCGCTACTCTGGTATCAGCTACAGTTAATCCTCGAGTGCCTGTACCAGGATCTTGATCTAAGTTAACCGCAGCAGCACTGGTTGTGGTAGTGCCATTGGCTGCTGTGGGCGTCTGTTGATTTAGTTGTATTTCAGTTTTTTGATTCAATGATTCGTCGTTGCTGAAATTCACCGGAGCATTGACCGCGGCCGTTTGTGTGGTCACAGTTTCTGTAGATGTTGTGGTATTAGGTACCGTGGTTACCGTGGGGGTTCCAGGAGTTTCAGCATCAATTTGCTGATTGACCAGTTGACCTTTTTGTTCTTGCAAGGCACGTAATTGTTCAGATCTAGCTAGATTTTCTTCAGGAGTCAATGGTGGTAACCCTTGGCGCCGGCGAAGAAAATTGCTGGGATTGTCTTTGATAAATTGATCAATTTCTGCCTGTTTGGCAGCAGCTTCTTGAGCATAGGCCTGGCTGGCTTCGGTAGCCTGCCTGGGGCCTGCTGTGATTGTGGTTGAGCCGCCGCCACTCACAGTTTCTGTGCTGGTAGTGGTATAAGTTACAGTTTTGGCACTGGGTTGTTGACTCGGCAGTCCGTCGGCTGATTGTTTGTATTCTACTTGAGCAGGTTGATTTTGGCCAGTGACAACTTCAACATTGGGTTTAGTTCCGGTTCCAATGATCAATGCTCCCATTTTGCCATCCATGCCAATGGCATAATCTGCAAAGTCGTTGGCGCCGATGCCGGCCTGGGCCAGTGCGGCATCTTCCGAAATGCCCGATTGAATTAATTTGTTGTATGTTGCTGCTTTGCCTGCATCGTACGCCATGACGGTTTGTTCCTATCACTTATTTAACCATTTTTAAAACGGCGTATTTTAACCATAGGTTGACAACTGTTGTAAATATGTTACAATAAGTACTAATCAGGAGATTTTGTCACTTATGACTCTTATACCAAAAGCCGCGCCGCGAGTTAACTATCTCAACAACAGAGACATTTTAAAAGAAATTCACCTAAGCAAAAACAACTACTGCTGGTTCCGAGACCGTGATCTTGACCATCAATACGATATTATTTTGCCATCTATAGAACGAATCAATCAACGTACCATTGCAGAAGCAAGACGTAATCGAGCTGACCGTCTCAAACGCGAAGGCATTATTGTGGATCCAAAAAAAATACCCAACATAGACATTGTGTTCCGTATTACATGTTGGGATCATATACCACGGGCACCCAAAAAACTAACCAAAGCCGAGCAAAAAAAGCGTAAGCTAGAAGATATTCTAGATCTAGACGATGTTATTGAAGACGATTCAATGGCAGACATTGTGGACGTTCCTGTGCTAGATCTGAACCATGTTAGAGTAAACTTTCCACCTTTTGAACACTACCGTATAGACGAAGAGAAAAAGCCTTATATTGTGGGTCGCTCACACTGGAAAGGTGATTTGGCCACAGGAGAGTTTTCCAAAGATCACGGCGACATGACCAAGAAATTGGCCATGATGTTTATGAAACTGTGCGAGCGCTATGCCACACGATCGAACTGGCGCGGCTACACCTACAACGAAGAAATGCGCGGGCAAGCACTACTACAACTCAGTCAAATTGGCCTGCAATTTGACGAGTCAAAATCACAAAATCCCTTTGCCTATTACACCGCTGCCATTACCAACAGTTTTACTCGTATCCTGAATATTGAAAAGAAGAATCAAAACATACGTGATGACATTTTAGAAATGAACGGGCTCAATCCTTCGTGGACCCGCCAGAATTCTGGCAAACATTCAATGGCTGCCATGAGCGGGCCGGTTGTGTCTAGCCTGGATGAGTAATACAAAACTAAGATGACTAGTCTATTTGTTGAAGATGATTCGTTGCAATCAATCAGAAATAAATTATCCAACCAGTATCAAGTTGAGTGTACTATTTTCATTGAAGAGATAGAAAATTCCCCAAGTTCTTTTTTATATAAAAAGTTAATACCGTTATACCAACCAGTATATCGTGCTCAACAACGCTTTGTTTTTTTTAACTTTGCGCCTATACAAAAAACAACATTAGATCACGTTATTGCAACATTACAATACATCGATATTTCTCCATATTTTATATTAGTAGTCACTAATCAGGAATCAACTGCTTCCTATTTCAAATCGTTGCCTGAGCCTATTTCTGTAATCCTATCGTCTGAATCGTCTCATCTTCAAAAAAATATTACAGAAATAAAACCACTGTTCAATACTGATAAAAGAATGTGTGCCCATGCCTGGGCAGGACTGCATGTCAACCCCGATGGCACCACCAGATTATGCTGTGAAGATCGTGATTTGATCAAGGATACTCAAGGTACGCCATATAACATAAAAACCACCGACATTTTAGACATCCTAGATAGTGAGCACATTAAAAAAGTAAGGCATCAATTTAGGCAAGGAGTAACTCCGCCTGGGTGTAATAATTGTTTAAAAATAGAATCTGTCGGGGGGACTAGTAAAAAATCATTAACTCCATTCAAGTTAGAAAATATCTACGGCAACATCAATTGGGAATCTGATTCAATTGACTCAATGGGATGGATTGGCGGGCATCTCGGTAATCTATGCAATCTCAAATGCAGAATATGTAACGAAACTTATAGTTCTAGCATTGCTGCTGAAAAAATAAAATTTAGCTTGTATGAAAACAAAAAACAAGATCCAGTGTATAAATTTTTTGCCAACACCTGGGCTGACTACAGCAATACATTTTATAGCAACCTAAAACAGATAGTCCCGCCAATTAAAAATTTTGAATTTCTAGGAGGGGAGCCGTTGTTGATGTTGGAGAATATCAAATTTATGCAACACCTAATAGATTCTGGGATTAGCCAGGACTGCATATTTGAGTTTGTTACCAACGGAACACAATATCCAGAAATTTTTGATCATGCTGATAAATTTAAACGGTTAACTATAACAGTAAGCATTGATAACTTAGGCAAAAGATTTGAGCTTGAAAGATCTGGTGCGTCATGGAACATTGTGGAAACTAATTTAGAAAAATTAATCAATCGAAAAAATTCATGTAGTTCAATGAAAATAGGAGTTAGTATAACTGTGAACATACAAAATGTATATTATTTGCCTGAACTAATTGCATGGCTTACCAGCAAAGGTATCAGTCACTACTACTACAATTTCCTATCTACTCCATCTTGGCTTAGCCTCAACGGCCTAACAAGCAATGCCAAAATTATAGTTTTAGATAAATTGCTATCGGCAGAGTTACCTCAACAAGATCAAACAATGTTAGCAACAGTAATACAACAGGTGCAACAATCTGCCACGTCTAACGGCCAAAAATTTTGTGCGGAAATGAAAAAATTAGATGCCATTCGCTCACAAACTTTTAATTTGACTCACAAAGAGATTGCAGAAGCAATGGGATACATGCTATAATATTGTTTATGACTAACCTATTCCGGAAGGCTGCGATCTTTACAGACATCCACTTTGGCCTAAAGTCCAATAGCACACTACACAACGAAGATTGTTTGGCATTTGTAAAGTGGGCCACTGCTCGAGCAAAGGAAGAAGGTTGTGAAACCTGTTTGTTTTTGGGTGACTGGCACAACAGCCGTGCCAGTTTAAACATTGTTACTTTGAACTACAGCCTGCGAGCCTTGGAGCACTTGAATGACAATTTTGAGCGGGTTTTCTTTATTCCTGGCAATCATGACTTATATTATCGTGATAAGCGAGATATTCAGTCCGTCGAGTGGGCTCGACACCTCCCAAAGATACAAATTTGTAATGACTGGTTTAGTTCTGGGGACGTTGTCATTGCTCCTTGGCTGTGCGGTGATGATCATCGCCGGCTAGCTAAAATGTCCGGCAAATATTTGTTTGGGCACTTTGAACTGCCAGGCTACTTGATGAATGCCATGGTAGAAATGCCCGATCATGGAGAAATCCGCAGAGAAGACCTTGGTGGGTTTGAACATGTCTACACCGGTCACTTCCACAAACGACAAACCAAAAAGAATATTACCTACATTGGCAACTGTTTCCCACACAATTATGCCGATGCTGGTGACGACGAGCGTGGACTTACAATATTAGAGTGGGGTCAAGAGCCGGTGTATCATGCTTGGCCTGATCAACCAACCTACAGAGTCTATGGTCTTGCCAATGTCATTGATCATGCTGATACATTATTAAAACCCAAGATGCATGTGCGTGTTAACTTGGACATTGAAATCAGTTATGAAGAAGCAGGGTTTATCAAAGACAATTTTGTAAACAATTACAACCTGCGTGAAATGGCCCTGTTGCCCAACAAGACCCAAGGTGTAGAAGAGGATTTAGCGCCCGGGGAAGTTAAATTTGAGTCGGTGGATCAAATTGTCACAGATCAAATTACCAACATCGAAAGTGAATTTTACGATAACAAATTGTTATTGAAAATCTATCAAAGTTTATGAAATTGTATTTCAATGGATGCAGTCATACATTTGGAGATGATCTTTTGGATAAATCCCAGTCTTGGCCTGCGCTTATTGCAAAAAACTTAGGATTTGATTTTTTAAATGATGCTGTAAGTGGCGGAACCAATGATAGAATTTTGTATAGAACAATCAAACATGCTCACAACTTTGATAAGTTTTACATAGCGTGGACATACACCTCAAGATTTACAAGGTATAGATCGGACAACAATCATGATGTAAACTTCAACCCTCAGTTAAAAAACACCATATACGGCAATACATCTGAATTCAAAGACTACGGCAAAATACACTACTCAACTTGGCACAATGAATTATATGCTTTTAAAATTTGGTTGCAGAATGTTATTTTGTTGCAAAGATATTTCGAAAGTATGAAAAAACCATACATCATGATAAATTCTGATCATAATCATATCAATCAATGGACTGTTGGTTGGAATTTGTTCAATGATAATGTAAAATCCTTGTTGTGCTTTGATCTCATGGACGACCAACAGCTATACAACGAACACACCGAAATACAAAATTTAACAAATCAAATCAACACAGATCATTACATTGGATGGGATACTTGGTGGATCACTTCATTATACAACAAGTATTCAACTGGTCCGACAAGGCATCTACTAGAAGACGGGCACAATGCAGTAGCAAACTTCGTATTAACACATGATTCAAATTAAAAATCTTACTGTTCGAAACTTCATGAGTGTGGGCAATACCACACAGGGCATTGACTTTGATCGAGGCGACTTGACCTTGGTGCTAGGAGAGAACCTGGACATGGGCGGTGATGGTAGTCGCAACGGCACAGGCAAGACCACGATCATCAATGCCTTAAGCTATGCCTTGTATGGCACGGCTCTCAGCAATATACGCAAGGACAATCTAGTCAATAAGACCAACGGTCGGAACATGTTGGTCAGTCTTGAATTTGATGTTGGTGGTAAGGCATATCGAATTGAGCGTGGTCGCAAACCCAATGTGTTAAAGTTCTACGTCAATGATGAAGAACAGTCGGTCACAGACGAAGCACAGGGCGACAGTCGTGAAACGCAGGATGCCATTGAAGACATTTTGGGCATGAGTCATGACATGTTCAAGCACATCTTGGCCCTGAACACCTACACCGAAGCATTTTTGTCCATGAAGGCTAACGACCAACGCACGATGATCGAACAGTTGTTGGGCATTACTCTGCTGAGTGAACGTGCTGAAAAGATCAAAGAGTTAAACAAGGCCGCCAAAGACGCGATA